CAATTGTCACCCGCCGGCTCTGGTTTCAGCTGGATGACTCTCGGGGGTCAGAGCACAAAGACTTAAAGGCCGAGCTAAACACTCGGCTTTTGGCATTCCAAATTCTTGTCAACACCTGGTCAACGTTTTGCGAGGCCCCCTGCGCGCGCCCGATGATCGTGGCCATGACCTTCACACCTTCAACAGTTCAAGCAGCGGATCAAAGGCGTACATCGCCGCGCGTCGCCCCGAAGCCGGTTCAATGGTGCGCAGCAAGCCCGCCTCGACCAGCCGCCGGGACAGCGCGCGAGCGGAGGACGGTGGGATCCCCGAGCGTTCGACGAAGCGGTCGTTGCGGAAGATCGGGCTCGCGAAGACGAAGTCCAGCGCCTGATCGTGGAACTGCGAGTTAAGCACTTCGCGAAACCGTTCCCGCATCTCGCCGTGAAGGCGGAAGATCGCGTCGGCCGTCTGGATGTTCACCGTCGCCTGGGCGTGCATCGCCTTTAGGAAGAATACCACCCAGCCGGTCCAGTCACCGGTGGCGGAGACAGCGCGCATCCGTTCGATGTACTCGTCCTTGTGGGCTTCGAAGTAACCCGAAACGAAAAAGTTCGGCTGATGCAGGACGCCGAGTTTCCACAGCATCAGGGTGATCAGCATCCGGCCGATCCGGCCGTTACCGTCTTCGAACGGATGCAGAGCCTCGAATTCGACATGCGCGATGGCGGTGCGGATCAATGGCCGCATCGTGCTCTCGTTGATGTAGCGGACCAGTTCGCCCATCGCCGGGCCCAGCTGCTCCGGGGCGATTGGAACGTAGTAGATCCTTCCCCGCCGTTCATCCCCGATGTAGTTCTGCTCAACCTTGTAGCTTCCCGGGCGCTTGCGGGCTCCCCGGCCAAAGGACAGCAGCTGTTGGTGGGCGGTCCGGATCAGGTGTTCGCCCAGCGGTGCGCCGTCGGCAAGCGCCTGTTGAGCATTCCGTAGCGCGCGGGAGTAGAGGTAGGTCTCGACGTCGTCATTGCGCGCTTCCCGATAAGGGTCGGCGCTGCCCGCGTCTTCTTCGGCTTCAAGGCGGTACAGCTCTTCGATGGTCGAGATCGTCCCCTCCATCCGGGACGAGGTGACTGCATCCTGGCGACGCAGGGGGGCAAGGAACAGCTCACTGTTCACCATGCCCGACATCTTGGCATCGTACCGCGCGAGGGAGGCCGCAGCCTCTTCGAGCGGTCCGAGAAGCACCTCGTAGTCGAGTGAGCCAGGGGGAAAGCCGCCGGTGTGATAGGTAACGGCATCCGCAAGATCGTAAGGCTTGGTGATCATGGTTGTGCCGATTCTGTCATCAACGAGGTTTGACGCCAATCTAGTCACGACAAGTGCGCTTGGCAACAGAATATGGCTCTATTCTGACATCAAGGGTTGTTGTCGCCAGTAGTCTGCCGTCAACCCGGTTTGGTGGCAGAGACAGGCGGAAAAGTGGTATCAAAGCAGGATCCCCTGTCATTCGCCGCAAGTCATGCGGGGAATAGAGGGTCCAATCTCCGCATGAACGTTATGGTGACCTGTTTCTTGAACGACTGGGTCGGGCTGAGTCCGGCCGCTCCTTTGCATGTCAGGAACCCTCGGACAATTTCCATTCCTGTCCGAGGTTCTGCAACACCAGGTCGCGCGCGGGGCAACCGGCACATCTGTCCTGCCGCGGCTTCTCCGACAGTCGCTCGGCCATGCTCAGGAAGGTGATCAACACCGCATCGGAATGCTGCGCAAGCCGGATCAGATGCTCTCCGCTCGGCCCGCGGTCGCCAGACAGCCAATACTTGGCCGTCCGTTCACTCACTGCGGTCCAGCGCATCACCGTCTTGATGGCCTGATGCGTCGGTCCCAGTTCGCGGCGCAGGGTGTCGGCAATGGCCTTGCGATAGGCTGCCTGGTCCGCAGCGAGGTGCACAGTTGTGCCCATTTTCGGCACAGATGTGCCCATCTTGATCCGCATCGCAGCGTCCTCTTCCGGTAAACCTGTGGAGAAGACAACACAGCGGCAGATTCCATTTTGCGCCCCAGTCCATACCCCGGGTCCGACCAGACGGAGACGCCTGCATGAACTGATCTGGAGACGGGAATGGCAGGCAGAGAGCCGACGTCAAAGAGAGAACCGGTGAAGTCCCCGCCAAGGCGTCGTGCGGCTGAATATGTCCGCATGTCCACGGACCATCAGAAATACTCGACCGAAAACCAGTCGGATGCGATCCGCAAGTACGCGGAGGAACGCGGCTTTGAATTGGTCCGATCCTATGCCGATGCCGGAAAGAGCGGGCTGAGGATCGAGGGTCGCGAGGCGCTGCAGCAGCTGATCCAGGATGTACAAGACGGGACCGCGGATTTCGAGGTGATTCTTGTCTATGACGTCAGCCGATGGGGCCGTTTTCAGGATGCCGATGAATCCGCCTATTACGAATATATCTGCCGTCGCGCCAACAAGCAGGTCGAATACTGCGCCGAGCAATTCGAAAATGACGGCGGCCCGGTTGCCACGATCGTCAAGAGCGTCAAGCGCGCGATGGCCGGGGAATACAGCCGGGAACTTTCCAACAAGGTCTTCATCGGACAGTGCCGCCTGATCGAACGCGGCTTCCGTCAGGGCGGTGCGGCGGGCTTTGGCCTTCGCCGGGTTCTGCTTGACGAACGCGGCGAGGTGAAGGCCGAGCTAAAGCGCGGTGAGCACAAGAGCTTGCAGACAGACCGGGTGATTCTGGTGCCTGGGCCTGAGACCGAGGTAAGAACCGTTCGCTGGATATACAGCCGGTTCCTCAAGCACGGCCGTTCGGAAAGCGAAATCGCTGCAGAACTGAATGAGCGCGGGATACTGACCGATCTCGACCGGGCCTGGACCCGCGCCACCGTCCATCAGATTCTGACCAACGAGAAATACATCGGCAACAACGTCTACAACCGGCGCTCCTTCAAATTGAAGCAGAAACGGGTCGCGAATGGCCCTGAGATGTGGATCCGGTCGGAAGGGGCGTTCGATGCCATCGTTGAGCCGAAACAGTTTCAAAAGGTGCAGGCGATCATAGCCGCCCGCAACCGCCGGTTCTCGGACGACGAGATGTTGGAACGGTTGACGCGGCTGTTCCAGCGCCATGGCTACATATCCGGTCTGGTGATTGACGAGGCCGACGGCATGCCGTCGAGCGGCGCCTATGCCCACCGGTTCGGCAGCCTGATCCGGGCCTATTCCCTCGTCGGCTTCACACCGGACCGGGACTACCACTACATCGAAGTGAACCGCTTGCTGCGGATGTTCCACGGCGACGAGGTGGAGCGTGTGATCCGCGAGATCACCCGACTCGGCGGCACCGTGACGCGCAATCCGGGGACTGACCTGCTGACGATCAATGGCGAATTCACCGCCTCCGTCGCTGTCGCCCGCTGCCGCGAAACCTCCACCGGCGGCCTGCGCTGGAAAATCCGTTTCGACACCGGCCTCGTGCCCGACATCACCATCGCCATCCGGATGGACCGAACGAACACCGCCGCGCTCGACTATTACCTGCTGCCCCAATTCGAGATGCGAACAAAACCCCTGGGGCTTGCCGAGGAGAATGGCCTGATGCTGGACGCTTTCCGATTTGAAACGCTGGATTTCTTCTTCGACATGGCCCGCCGCGTTCCGGTTGCCGAGGTGACACCATGGTGAGCGAAGTCGAGATGCGGGACGAAGTGCAGATCATCCCGATTTCCGCCATCACGGTGGAGAACCCGCGCGAACGCTCGGAAAAGACCTTCCGCGCGCTTGTCGACAGTATCGGCAGGGTCGGGCTGAAAAAGCCGATCACCGTCGCCCGGGTCGATGAAGAGGCGGGAGTGTCCTATCGTCTGGTCTGCGGTCAGGGTCGGATGGAGGCGTATGTCGCCCTTGGGGAAACCCACATCCCGGCCATCGTTGTAGAGGCAAGTGAGGTCGAACGGCTACTGCGCAGTGTGATCGAGAATATCGCCCGCCGCCAGCAGCGGCCGCTCGAGCTGTTGCAGGACATCGCCGTCCTGCGCGACCGAGGGTATTCGGACCATCAGATCGCCGACAAGACGGGGCTTTCCCTCGCCTATGTTCATGAAATCGGCGAGTTGATCGCCAATGGTGAAGAACGCCTGCTGATCGCGGTCGAAACCGGGCAGATGCCGCTCAGCGTCGCGCTCTACATCACGCGGGCCGAGGAGAAGGACGTGCAGAAGGCGCTGGAGGCTGCTTATGCCTCCGGTGAACTGCGCGGAAAGAAATTGCTGGAGGCGCGGCGGCTGGTCGAGTTGCGCCACCGTCACGGCAAGCAGCGAGGTGGCGCGCGGAACAAACAGCCACGCGCGCGAATGACATCTGCCGCGCTGGTCAAAGCCTATCGCGCCGAGGCCGAGCGTCAGCAGGACATGGTCCGCAGGGCGCAGTCGACGCGCAGCAGCCTGCTGTTTCTCGATGCGGCATTTCAGTCGCTCTTGAAGGACGAGAACTTCTTGACGCTGCTTCGTGCCGAGGGGCTCGATTCCTTGCCGCGCATGATCGTCGCTGGCCTTCAGGAGCCAAGATCATGACACACATGAAGAAAATGCCTCCTCCGAAGAGCCCGGGATTCGAGGCGAACCTGCGCACGATCCAGATCGAAGCGATCCTGCCGGTCAAGCAACTGCCGGCCACAGTGCCCAAGAGCCAGAAGTATGGACAGATCGCCGCGTCGATCCGCGAGGTCGGGCTGATCGAACCGCCGGTGGTCGCCCGTGCGGCAGGACAGGAAGGGTGCTTCATCCTTCTCGATGGCCATGTTCGGCTGCATGTTCTGAAGGAAATGGGCGAGACGACCGTCACCTGCCTGGTGGCGACAGACGACGAATCCTTCACTTACAACAAGCGCATCAGCCGCCTCGCCACGATCCAGGAGCATAAGATGATCCTGCGCGCGGTCGAGCGCGGCGTATCGGAGGCCCGCATCGCGGCAGCGCTGAATGTGAACATCGCTCTGATCCGACAGAAGCGCACCTTGCTGAACGGGATCTGTCCGGAGGCCACCGAACTGCTGAAGGCCCGGCACTGCCCGATCAACAGCTTCCGGTCCCTGCGCAAGATGAAGCCCCTGCGGCAAATTCAGGCGGCGGAGCTGATGATCGCCGCGAACAATTACACCGTGCCCTATGTCGAGGCGATCCTCGCAGCATCTGACGTCGCTGACCTGGTTGACCCGTCTGCAAAGAAGACACCTGCAGGTGTGACACGCGAACAAGCCGATCGGATGAAGACCGAGATGGCCAACCTGCAAAAGAACATCAAGCTGATCGAAGGCACCCTTGGGCCGGATCACCTCCGGCTTGTGGTGGCCGGTCGCTATGTCGAGCGGCTCCTGCAGAATGACCGTCTCGCCCGCTACCTCGACAAAAACCATGGCGAAATCCTTGCCGAGTTTCGGCAGATCGTCGCGGGCCTGGCGCAGCCAGCGCCCACGACGGAAGCGCGGAGCAGTGAGGCCGATTAGTTCGCCGACTGCTTTCTATCGACGATGGGGACCCGGACCCGAAAGCGCGGGGACCGCAGGAGACGCTGGACAGAGGGCCGGATCAAGCGCGGCGGCGGGGATGGCGGCGAACCCGCTCGGAGCCCGCCAGGCTGGCTCGAGTTTTCGCCAGCCCAATGGTCGGCTTCCGGCCATTGAAAGGGGCGGGCGCATCCGCTGAGGGGGACGAATGCGCCCGCCGCCCTAGAAGTCCGTCTCGACGTATATCCCAGCGCAGTCGTAGGCGACGGCGGCGGCGGTGGCGCCGGTGTTCAGGAACAGCCGCGGCGACAGGAATTGCGTCGCGCCGGGCAGGTCGGCGGCGATTTCCTGTTCGAAGACAGCGCCAGTGACCTCGTTCACTGCTCGGACCCATACCGACGAACCGTTCGGGGGCGCGGCTATGAACAGGGTTAGCACCCCGCCTGTGGCAATGGCAAAGCTCGCGCCCATGTCGGTGAGCGTCGGTGATCCGGTCCCGTCATTGGCGACCAGCTGCCAGTTGGCATGGGTGCCGCGCTGGAACCCGATACCAATGCAGTTGATAGCTGCGGACAGCGTCAGGGTGGTGGCCAGAGCAGCCGTCGATCCGTAAAGACCGAAGAACCCCATACCAGTTGCCTGCAGCGTCGTCAGCGAAATCCGCGTCACGAAAGTCCAGCCACCGAGGCCTGCGGAATTGCCTCGCCAGCAGGCCCAGCCTGCCGAACGCTGGTCTGCGACCGAATCCGCCACGGCCGCCGAGGTCAGACGCCAGCGGCGCATCGAGGCTGCAAGATTGGTGGCGGCGAGCGTCGGGTGCGAGACGGTGCCGACCGAGGTGATCGGCAGGCCTTCGCTGGTGATCGTCGTGCCGGTCGAAGGCGCCCAGTTCGCGATCCGGTTCACCCCGAAATGCGGCTGGAGCGGGAAGTCCCGGCCCGAGGGTCGCATGACGTCGATCCACGGTGCCCCGGCGCGGCTGCGGGCATAGACGGCGGCCTTGCCTGCGGGCGGCGGGGATGGCGCGGCTGCCAGTCCCGGCAGGATCGTCGGCTGCGGCAGTTCCACCTGGCCGCCGGTCCGGTCGATCCTGATCGCGTCGAAGAAGGCCGAGCCGTCCGGGCTGACCTTGAAGCTGAAGTCATCGTTGCCAAGGAGGCCGATCAGGGCGCGGGCCGAGAAGCCGGTCTTGAACGCGAAGGCGGCATCGTTCGCCGGGGCCACCTTGTTCACCGTCGTTTCGATCCCCGCGCCCGCGTTGTTCAGCAGCACTGCGGGCGTGTTGACCGAAACCCGGTTGTAACTGTCCGCCGTGGCCCCGCCGAGGCCCAAGAGCTGCGCGGTCAGGTTCGCCTGCGGCATGCCGACCTGCGTGACGGTATTGGCGAAGGTGACGGTCGGCGTGTTGATCACCGTTGTCCCGCCAGCACCTGCCGCGGCCGAGCCGATGTTCACGACCGTTGTGGACCCGGACGCACCGCCGGTGCCGATGTTCACGGTCTTGGTCATACCCGTGGTCGTGGCCCCGGTGCCCATGCCATAGGTGGCGGTCGTCGTCGCCGTACCGATGCTGGCGGAAGCGGCCGAAACAGTGACTGTTCCCGAGGCGGTCAGCGTCCCCGAAAACGTCTTGTTGCCGGTGAAGGTCTGGGTCCCCGCGAGGATCGCCAGTTCCGACGAGGTGTTTGGCAGCGTGAAGCTGCGCGTCGTCCCAGTGCTGATCCCCGCGAGCGAAAAGGTCGCCTTCTTCGTTGGATCGGCGTCGTTCACGAGGCTGAACACGGCATCCGACACGTCGCGCGGCTCGCCCACGACCTCCCAGGCGCTGCCGCTCCAGACGAGGAACCGCCCCTCGGCCGCGACCCACACGAGCCAGCCGGTGCGCGGCACGAGGCGGATCCATGCGCCGTCGATCCAGAAGGCGATGTTCAGATCCCACCCGGCCCAAAGGCCGGTGGCGCCCGAGGCCACCAGATGGCGATTGCCGTCTGCCGGGCTCGCCGGGGGCGCGGTGCGCGTTCGGTCGAGGACCGAGAGTTGGACCATGGCGTCGAGGAGGCGCAGGGCCTCGTTGTGCGTCACATGCTTTTGCGCTTGGGCCGCCAGCAGGTAGGGCAGGCCCAGATGGGTTGTGGTGTCGGACATCGGGGTTCCCGTAAGTTGGGATCAGAATTGCAGCGTGACCACGGCGGGCGTGCCGCGGCCGAGGCGGTTCGAGAGCTGGAAGATGCGGATCGCGAGCGTCTGGCCGGGTCCGAGCGGCGCGCCCCAATCGGCGGTCTGCTGGGCGGCGGTGTAGAGGACCGAGGGCGCGCTGCTGGTCAGCGTGCGCTTGATGGCCGGGCCATCAAGGATCTGCATGTCGTAGGACTCGAGGTCTTCTGCGATCGGCACTTCGACCTGTTCCCAGGCATCCGCGACCAGCGAGCGGGACCGGCGCGTCCAGCGGATGGTCAGGTCGCCGGGTGCGCGCGCTGTCCGCCACGGCTGCTCGACATGGACCGGCGCGAAGGGCACGAGACCCCTGCCGGTCGGGGTGAAGCCCAGCGCGGCATAACTCGCATCACTGATCGCACGCGCGGCCGGGCCAACGCGCCAGTTCCACGGCAAGCCCAGGTCAGCCTCGGCGATGGGCAGCGAGGCCAAAGTCGTATCGAGGACGACGACCCGCGCACCAGCCGGGGCCGGATTGCCCATCGCGCGCTCTGTTCCGCGCTGGCCACGCAGCAGGCGGGTCAAGCGGTACCTGCCCGAGGCGATCAGTTCGGCCGCACCCGCCTGGACAATTTCCCACTGGCCAGCGGCGCTCTCGACCGCCAGCGCATTTGCCCCGCCGAACAGCGCGACGTCGGTCACGCTTTCCAGCGTTCCGGACAGCAGATCGACGACCAGCGCGTTGCCCAGATCGAAGCGCGAGGTCGGCCCCGGAAAGAAGTCAAATGCCAACGTGCCGATCCGGGCCCGACTGCCGAATGTGGTCAGGAGGTTGAACCCATCCGTCGAGGCGCTGCGGAAGACCGCGATCTCGCCGGGCCAGGGGCTGGTATGGGCGGCGATCAGGGGGCGATGCGCGGGCTGGTCCTCCGAAATCTGCGGCAGGTCCAGCATCACCACCTCGGGTGTGCCGAAGACGACGGGGCTGGCGAGCGAGGCCGGTCGGGGATCCCCGGGCGGCAGATCATAGGCGGCCCGGTCCTGGCGGACGGCCTCGATCCCGCGCGCCTCGGCATCGGCGACCGAGACGAGCCGGAATTCCACCTCGCGGCCGTCATGGGCGAGCCGGATCACGTCGGCCGGATCGAGGGCAAGGCGCGAGGGCGGCAAACGGAAGGTCGCGCTTTCCCGGCCGATCCAGGCTTCCATCAGCGCGCGGCGGCAGCGGCGTTCGGCTTCCTCGGGCGGGATCGCCATGGGGAAGGACTCGGAAGCGATGCGGGTCGTGTCGACGGTAATGCGGCGGGCCTCGACCAGCGCTGCGTCGTAGTCCTCGTCTGCGCGGGCGACCTGCCACTTCAGGGCTTGGGGCAGTTCGGTCTCCTGGCCGCGCGTCAGCTCGAAGGCTTCGCCCTCACGACTGGCCACCAGATCGTCGATGGTGAGCGTCGCAGCCGAGGCGCGGCCACGCATGACGAAGCGGATCACGCCCTCGGTCTCGATGGCATCGAAGCCGAAGTGGCGGGCCAGCGTGGAAATCGATGCGCGCGGGCTTTCCAGCGCGCCGATCACATAGCCCTCGACCGCGCCCCAGAGGCCGGAAACGTCGATCAGGTCTTCCGCCAGCCCAGCGCGCAGGCAGAGGTGGCGTACGAGGGCTGCCAGCGAAACTGCGCCGAGGCGCCCGGTCAGCCAGTGCCCAAGCCGCCAGTTCGGGCCGTCTGTCCAGACGCCGGTCAGTTCGGGAAAGAACGGATAGGGCCGCGCATCCCAGGTCCAAGCGGCACATTCGGGGACATGCACCATCCGGCCACCGTAGATCGCGGACGTCGGGTTGTTTGCCGGGGTTCCCCACCAGAGGTAACTGGCCTCGAGATAGGCGCGCTGGATCGCATCGTCGCGCCAGCCCCGCGAGAAGTAAGGGGTGAAGCTCTCGGACGACTTCGGGTCGAAGAACACGTTCGGCTGGTTCGTGCCCCGGTCGATGGCGGGGCAACCCAGTTCGGTGAACCAGACCGGCTTCGACTGCGGCACCCATGCGGTGGGCGTGCCGCTCTCGACGCCGCCCGGCCGGTTGAAATGCGCGTTCGACCACCAGGCGCGCAGATCCTTGTAGCGGAAGACCCAGGGCTTGCCCGCGCTGCCGTCGGTGATGGGCGTCCGGATCTGGGCCGACCGGTCGGCGGCGCTGGCATAGAACCAGTCGAAGCCCTCGCCGCCGGCGATGTTGGCCTGCAGGTAGCCCCGGTCATGGATGGCGGGCCAGCCCTCAAGGGCATCGGCATGGTCGAAGCCGTCGCGCCAGTCGGAGAGCGGCATGTAGTTGTCGATGCCGATGAAGTCGATGTTGGCATCGGACCAGAGCGGGTCGAGGTGGAAGAACACATCGCCCGACCCATCTGCAGGGTGGTGGCCGAAGTATTCCGACCAGTCCGAGGCGTAGCCCACCTTGGTGCCCGGCCCGAGGATCGCCTTCACGTCCGCCGCAAGTGCCTTGAAGGCGGTGACAGCAGGATAGGCGCTGGCGCTGGAGCGGATCGTGGTCAGGCCCCGCATCTCGGTCCCGATCAGGAAGGCATCGACCCCGCCCGCGACGGCGCAGAGATGGGCGTAGTGAAGGATCATCCGGCGCAGGCCCCAGTCGCCCGAGGGGCCGGTCCAGCTGACGCTGTCGCCCGAAACGACGAACTGCGCGGGAGTGGCCGCGCCGAAGAAGGCCGAGACCTGCGTCGCCGCGGCGGCGGTCTTGTCCGCGGTCCCGGCAAAGCCTGCAGCCGGGGAACAGGTGATCCGCCCGCGCCAGGGGAAACTGGGCTGGCCCGGCGTGGTGGCGTTGTTGGAATAGGGGTTCGGCAGCGTGTTGCCGGGCGGGACGTCCATCAGGAGGAAGGGATAGAACGTCACCCGCAGCCCGCGCGCCTTCATCTCGCGGATCGCCTGCACCACCGCGAAATCCGCGGGCGTGCCGCCATAGACCGGCCTATCCTTGACGTCGCGGCTGACCAGATGCGCATTCGCCCGAGCCACGCCATTCACGGACCAGACCTTGGGGCTGGTGACCTTGGCCGCCACCTCGACGCCCGGCTTGACCGTGCAGTTGCCCGCGCGCAGGTCATTGCCGAACCAGGCGACGACGAGGCTGACGCTTTCGACGGCCGGTGCCATGGCCTGAAGCCGATCGAGGGCCACGACGATGTCGGCTTCGTCGGGCAGCGCGTTCAGGTTCTCGGCCGAGGTTGTGCCGCCGAATCCGCCCGCGCTCTTGCGAATCGTCTCCGTCGCATAGGTGAACTCTCCCGAGGCCGGGATCATTGTCACGGCCTTGACCAGCCCCTCGGCGGTATCGGGATCCGCGAGCGGCCGGAATACCTCGAAGGACAGCTGCGGCAGGCGATTGCCGTAGGTCGCAAGCGGCAGTTCCTCGAAGACGACATAGGCCGTACCGCGATAGGCGGGGGTGTTGGCCGCGCCCATCTTCGCAGCGATGAACGGGTCAGGCCCCTGCGCCTCGTCGCCTGGATACCAGCGCCAGGTAATGCCAGTCATGTCGAGCGGCTTGCCGTCGGCCCAGATGCGGCCGATGCCGGTGATCGGGCCTTCACACAAGGCGACTGCGAAGCTGGCGTAGTACAGATACTCGGTCGTCCGGACCTTGCCGCCGCCCCCGCCCTTGCCGCCGCCCTGCGTGGTGGTCTTCGTCTCCTCGCGGAAGTCCGTGGCCCAGATGATGTTGCCGCCGATGCGCATGCGGCCGTAGAGGCGCGGGATGATCGCGCCTTCCGTGGCCGAGGTGATCCGCAAGCTGTCGAGGCGCTGGCCCTCGATCTTCTGTGCGGGCGCCAGCGAGGACACGATCCAGCTGTCGACGACCGATCCGATGGTGGAGCCGATGAAGCCGCCGATGGCGGCCCCGGAAAAGCCGAGGATCGCGCCGCCAAAGGCCCCGCCGATGGCGGAACCGACAGCGCCGAGGACAAGCGTGGCCATTGCGAAAACTCAGGGTTCGAAGGGTTGTGGGGAGTCAGCGTGCAGGAAACAGGAAGGCGAAGGCGATGCGGCGTCGCCATGCGGGTGTCAGCGGTTCCTCGATCACGCCCAGACGTTCATAGGCGTGAAGGAAGGTGTCGGGGCCGGTCAGGATGCCGACATGCTTGGCGATGGCGCGGGGCATCATCCGGAACAGGACCAGTGCGCCGGACCCGGCCCCGGATGGATCAACTTCCAACATCATTGCCCGCGCCCCGTCTGCCAGCACCTCGCGCGGGCCGGTCTCGCCCCAGTCCCGGCTATAGGGCGGGATGGGGAACGGCTCCGGCCCGACCACCTCGCGCCAGACGCCGCGCGCGAGGCCGAGGCAGTCGCAGCCGACCCCGCGCAGGCTGGCCTGGTCGTGGTAGGCCGTGCCAAGCCAGGACCGGGCGGCGGCGATGACGCGCACGGGATCAGCGGTCGAAACTGCCGCGATCACAGAACTGCCCCCTCATGGCCCCCGTCCCTGGTGGCGTAGCGCAGGACAGCGTCTTGCCCCGGGATGTGCGGGAAGCCCCGGAAGTTGGCCACATTGGCGAACTTCGCGCTGCAAGTCGCGATCCGCTTGTCGCAGCCAGCCCGGACCACGAAGGCATCCGTTCCCGTGATCGGGCGCACCGGGGCTTCCAGCAGGGTCAGGATCGCCACGCCGTCGACGAGATCATGGGAAAGCACCTCGACCCGCCGCCCGGCATTCGCGCCTCTCGACCATTCCACCAGCCCGAAGGCAAACCAGCCTGCCGCGAAGGGGCCGAGGCCGGAAGCGGTGAAGGCCCGGTCGCGCAGCACATCGATGACCGTTCCGCTGCCCTTGAACGCCGGGGCCTCGAGGTTCACGCCGCAGCGCGCATCTCCCAGCGCGGCGTCGCAACTGGCCTGAAACGTCCGCCCGACCGTCTGGCCGAGGACATGGGCCAGCGACCGGACTTCGGCCACGAAGGCCAGCCGCCCGCGCCGGATCTGGCCGATGGCCCCGCGGCGCAGGAGCACGCGCTGCGCCGGGCTCGCCCAGTTCACCCGCCAGACCTCGACCGCCGCATTGTCCCATCGGCCGTCGAGGATGTCGGTCTCGGTGATGCGGTCCGACGACAGCACGCCTTGCGCGTCCTGCGCATCGACCGACAGGTCTGAGCCCGAGCGCACCTCGGAAGCGGTCAGCCCGCTTTCCGGCTCGAACTCGGTTCCGTCGAAGGTGAGGGTCCGGTCGTGGTCGGTGAAGCCGAAGGTCACGCCATCGGCCCGGGCGATCCGCCAGCACCAGGCGAGCGTCGTGGTGCCGTCGTCGAGATGGGCCTGCAGCGCGGGCGGGAGGGACTTCATGGCCGGTCTCCCCGTGCTGCTGCCGCGCAGAGGGCGGCGACGAAAACGCCGATGGCACCGCCCACGACCATGCCTGCGAGAAACTCAATCATCGCCGCGGAACCCGCGTTCGAGGCGGTCGCGCAGGCCGATCAGGCCGAGGCCGAGCGCAATCAGCGCGGCAGGCGACGCGTCGCCCGAACCGGACAGGAGCGTGATCAGCCGGGCGAGATCGGCCAGCGAACCGGTGGCGGGCAGCGCGAGGGAGGCGGCACCCGTGGCCAAGGCGAGCAGCCCTGCCCACCAGGTGAGCGAGGTCGGACGAATGTAGCGCATGGGATCAGACCCTCCGGATCAGTGTGGTGAAGAGGTCGGCCAGCCGGGCGAGCCAACCGTCAGGCGCGTCGGGCTGCAGTGACGGAGCGGGTGTTGCCGGTGTGGCCACCGGTCGGATCAAGGCCAGCGCCTCGACCTCGGTGAGCCGCCGGATCGGCCGCGAGAAGTCCACACGGCCCCAGCGGTCCACGGCCCAGACCGGGATCGTCCCGCCGGGATAGCGGCCGTGGCGAAAGAGGTCGCGCTCGGCCTCGCGGCGCAGGAGGATCGAGGCCGGTCGCCGCCAGTTCAGAAACGCGTCGGCGGCTGCAACGCGATTTCCGGCGTTGAGGGCCTTGGTCAGCGTGGCCCTGGCGATGGCGCCGGTGTTGTAGTGGAAAGAAACCAGCGCATCGAACTCGTGCGGGGCGAGCGGCACCTTTACCGCGCGGCGCACCTCGGCCTCGTAGGCGGCAAGGTCTGCGCGGAAGACCCTGAAGGCCTCCCGGATCCCCGCATCTAGATCGGCGGGCATGCCGCGGGGCATTTGCGCCGGATCGGGCGGACCGGCGGCGGCGGTATGGCCGATGCCGAAGGTCCAGACCTGATTCACATCGAGATAGGGTCCGGGCACGATTCCCTCGTGCCGGACGAGGGCCAGGAGGCCCCGGTCGGTCATGTGCATGGGATTACCTGAGGAGCGAGAGGAGGAGGATCAGGGCGGCGATGGCGAGGCCTACGCCCAAGCGGTGGCGGAACGTCTGACCGGGATCGCCCGGCTCGCAGCGAAGGTCGCGCGCGCGGCGGAAAAGGTCATTCATCGTCCGCCCCTCCCTGCGCGCCGCGCAGCCGGGCGAGGACGAGTTCGATGAAAGCGGGGCCGAAGACGCCCACGAGATAGGCAGCCGAGCCTGCCGCCCCGCCCGCGGGGATCGCCTGCGGTGGCAGGGCGAGCCAGGCGGTGACGAGCGCCATCGACAGGCTGCCCATTCCAGCCGCGATCAGGCCGCCGAGCAGGATGTGGCGCAGGGCGTCGCGCAGCCGCATCCGCGTGGTCAGGGCATTGGTCGCCCCGCCCAGCGCGCCCCAGGCGGCGAGGATCACCGCCGTCGAGGCCGCAAGCTCGCGCAGCACCGCCGCCAGAAATCCGGTCTCGTCGTTCATGTGCGGATCTCCAGCAGCGGGATCGAGGTGATCGACCCGAGCCGTTCGAGGTCGAGGGTGACATCGAGGGCGTCGGTGTCGAAGCGGACGGGCACGTCGAACTCGAAGCCCGCGGTAATGGCGACGCCTGCGGCCGGAGCGGTGGTGAAGGCCACCAAGCCTGTCGCGGTGGAAACCGACCAACCGGAAGGCTGCGGCGCGCCGTTCAGTGCGATGGTCACCGTCCCAGCGACCGGCTTTGTTATGGCGCGCGTCCAGGACTGCGCGCCGGAGGTGTAGCGCTTTGTGAGCTGGAACTGTGTGGCCGCTCCGTTGCCGGTGCCGATGGGTTGATCGGTTGGCCCCGGCGTCTGCGAGGGCAGACAGGACTTGAAGTCCGCCCAGTCCTTGAAGCGGAAGCCATGGAGGCGGCCATTGCGGGCCTCGAAGAAGGCGACGACTGCTGCCAGATCGTCGGCGCGGCGGATGCCGTAGGCCACGTCGTAGCGGCGGCGCGAATTGGCCCAGCTGGCGTTACGTTCCTCGGCGCCCGAGGCCAGTTCGACGATCTGGGTGCGCCGTTCGGGGCCACCGCGTGCCCCGCGGCTGATGTTGTCCGGAAACCGGACCTCGTGAAATGCCATGGCCGGTCCTCACATGCCGCGCCGACCCAGCGACACGGCGCGGGCGATGTCGCTCGCGACCTGCGTCCGGGACTGGCGGAAGCTCTCGGCATCGCGGGCGTTGATCGTGACATTGACGGTCGAGGCGCCCGCTTGGCCGTCACCCGCTGCCTCCCGGCGCGACAGGACCCGTTCTCCGCGTTGCAGGATCGCGGGCACCTCGTCCGGGCGCAGACCGGCCCAGCCCCCGCTGTGCATGCGGGGCGCACCCGCGAAGGCCAGCGCTGGGACCATCCGGCCGGGACCAGGGGCGCCGACCATCCCGCCCGCATGCAGGATGTTGGCGAAGATGCCACCCGCCTCGCCCAGCGCGCCGGAAAGGGCGTTGGCGATGGGGCCGAGGATGAAGCGGCGCGCGGCCAGCTTCGCAAGATCGGCGATCATGGATGTCACCAGATCGCGGAAGTCGAGCTTACCGGTCTTGACGAACTCGCCGATGGCGTTCTCGGCCGAGGTGAAGGCCCCGACCAGTGCCTGACCGATATCGCCGCCGATGTCGCGCGCCTTGGCGGCGTAGTCGGCCAGTGCCGCCGTGACGGCTTGCCAACCGGTCAGAGCCTGCTCGGCTCCGGCGGCAGTATCGGCCCCTGCCTGCCGTCCGGCCGCACCGGCGCGACTTGCCGCCCCGCCGGTCTCGTCCAGTTCGTCGCCCAGTGCCCCGGCCGCAGCAGCGGCGTCCGCCAGAGCGGTCTCGGCATCGGTCCCCGTGCCGGTCACCGCATCCTTCAGTGCCTGCCAGCTGGCGAGCGGCCGACCGGCGGCATCGGCGAGCATGCCTGCGGCCTCTCGATAGCCGTCGGCCCGGGCGCGGGCGTCGTCGGCCATGGCGCCGAGGCCGAGGTCGGGCGGCTCGAGATAGGTGCGGGACAGCGCGGCCGAAAAGGCGTCCGCCGCCGCAGCCCCTGCGGCTGCTGCTGCGCCCTCGAAGGGATTACCGATACGCCCGAGTTCCACCGGATCGAGGATGCCGATCCGGACACCACCTTCGCCGGTGGCCCATTCCGGCAGGAGGGCCAGCGCGGCATTCAGGGTCTCGATGAAGCTGTTGATGCGGGTGACGACGCCGTTCAGCATCGCCTCGACGCCCGAGATGAGCCCGTTTGCCGCCTGGAAGGCGAAGTCGCCGATGGCTCCCGGCAGACTGCCCCAGATCGCCACCGCGGCGTCATAGGCGCCTTGGAAGATTGCAGCTGTCCGGTCGCCGAAGCTGACCACGCCTGCGATGGTGCCTTCCAAGGCCGATAGCCCGGCCGCCTTCAGCCCCTCCCAACCGGCCGCCATCCGCGCCAGCGCGGCGTCGAGCGACAGGCCGATGCGGGACCAGACCTCGCGGGCAAGATCGCCCAGCAGGCGAAACGCCTCACCCACGCCGCCGACCCGGGCCACCAGTTGCGAGAACTGATAGACCAGCTCGCCCGCGCCGACGATCAACGCGCCGATGCCGGTGCGGATCAGGGCACCGCGCAGAAAGACTAGTGCCGTGGCAAGGCCGCGCACCGACAGGGCTGCAGCCGCCATGCCAGCCACCCAGCGCCCGGCCATGACCGCTGCGAAGGTCGCGGCATAGGTGGCAAGCCGCCCGAGGTTGTCGAAGAGCGCCGTGATCGCCTGCCCGATGGGGCCGGTCGCGCGCGCCATGTCGGCGAGCTTGGTCGCGATGGTTTCCAGCGCCGGGGCGACGGCCACCGTCAGCCGGTTGACGAGACCGGTCCAGATCAGGCTCAGCCGCGCGATGGCATCGCCCGTGCGCTCGATTTGCGCCGCATCCGCCGCGCTGACCGCCACGCCGAAGTCCTGCACGTCGCGCGCGGCGTCGCGCAGCGTGGCGCTGTCGATCCGCAGGAAGGCGAGCGCTGCCCGGTCGCCGAAAAGGTCGGAGGCCACGGCCGCCCGCTCCGCCTCGGGCACATAGCGGGCCAAGGCATCCTGGATCGCGGCGATGCGTTGATCCAGCGGCAGGGCCTGCAGGTCGGCGGCGGTCAGGTTCAGCCGCCTGAGCGCACCGACGGCCGCGCCCGAGCCGCTGGCCGCTTCCGACAGGCGCGTGGTCAGCTTCTTCGTCGCCTGCTCGATCTCGCCCATCGAGACGCCTGCCAGCTCCCCCGCCCAGGTCAGGGTCTGGATGCTCTCGACGGTCGTCCGCATCGACTGGGCGAGCTTGGCCTGCGCGTCGATGTTGGCGAGCCCCGAGCGCACCATCGCCAGCCCGGCCGCCGCAGCAGCCGCAGCGACAGCCGCCAGCGCGATCCCGGCGCGGCGCGCGAAGCTCGCCAGCCGCGCGTTGCCCAGTTCCATCTCGGAGGATAGACGGCCGAAGCCACGGGCCCCGGCATCCCCGATGCCCTCCAGTTCGGCGCGCACGCGTCGTCCGCCCTCCGCCACGAGGCGGACGGAGACCTTCTTGTGTGGAT